AGATCGGTGCATTCAACTTATGGTTCCGCACGATCGAGTACGCTTCAATTTGAAGCTGTTAGCTCGGGAGAGCAATCCTGTGGCGGAGTGGATCGAGTCACGGCCATGGGATGGAACATCGCGTCTTCAACAACTGCTTGACACGGTAGACGCCGAGGATAACGAGCTGAAAGAAGTGCTCATGACTAAGTGGCTAACCAGTTGCGTTGCGGCGGCCTGTGGGGACGAGGGTGTATCTAGTGAGGGTATCTTGGTCTTCGTGGGTAGGCAGGCGCTCGGTAAGACCCAGTGGATGAAAACGCTAGCACCTCAGAAGGACTGGCTACTTGAAGGTGCGACACTGAACCCCGGCGACAAAGACAGCGTCAAGCAGTGTGTGAGCCATTGGATCTGTGAGCTCGGAGAGCTGGGTAGCACATTCAAGAAGGCTGACCTAGACCAACTCAAGGCCTTCATTACCAGAAGCCATGACGAGCTACGTCTGCCCTATGATCGTGGGTTCTCGCGGTATCGTCGGCGCACGATTTTTTACGGGTCGGTCAACGAGAATGAGTTCCTAACAGACCCCACCGGCAACCGAAGGTTCTGGGTTGTACGAGTGCAGAAGATTAACTACCGGCACAAGATCGATATGCAACAGGTGTGGGCTGAGGTGAAGGCGCGCTTCTTCGATACAGGCGAAGGCTGGTTCCTGACCAGTGAAGAGCGAGCGCTACTGCAAGAGTCTAACGAGCTGTCGAGGACGCAGTCTGTGGTCGAAGACCTGATCCTTCAGCGGGTCAAGTTCACATCGACGATGGTGCGCCCGGTGCAGATGACGGAGCTGTTGCGAGACCTTGGGGTGCGGTCGCCGAGGGTGGCGGACTTCAAGGAAGCGGCACGAGTGTTGGCGGCGAATGGATGCGTTCCGCGCAAGAGTAATGGGCGCAAGATATACGACATTGACTACGAGCCTATCATCGAAGATGGGGGCTCAGTACCGCCTCCGAAGTGGGATGTGTGAGGGTAGAACAGGGTAGGGTATGCCCTAAACAGGGTACATCTAAGGCTGTTTTGGGGGTAAAAAGGGCAATTCTTAAACTGGTGCGATTTTACGATTGTAAATTTACTGAGCGCCGAAAAAGGGCTGTTTTGGAGGGTAGATGTACACTGTACCCTGTTTTAGGTAGGGTTAAGTGCTTGATATTAAAGGAGATAGTGACAGGGCAGGGTAGGGTATATCTACTCTATTAAGTGTAGTTTTATATTTAAGAATAGTATTATTCTTAAGGTATATTTAGGGGTATATAGGAAACACGTACCCTACCCTCTACTGTACCCTGTTGCTTGGATTGAAAATCATGGACAAGAAGCGTGTGGTAAGGGCTCAGAAGATGGTCGACAGTGGGAGATCAGTGAGCCAAGCGGCATACGAAACTCACGTCCATGTGCATACGCTGAGGCGATGGTTGCGTAACTACGAAAGGTATGGCGACTCGCTGTGGACGGATTCACCAAAGGAAGTAGACCGTGAGTGATGAGAAGAAAGGGCCGGGCCGACCCCGGAAGAAACTGAAGCCGCTGGTCAACACGCCAGCACACTTTGAAGCAGATCCAGAGCTTGGCTTAACAGAGATGCAAGCGGCCTTCGTGTGGTTCTACACAGAGGGCTCGTGTGGGCAGACAGAGGCCGCTCGAAGAGCTGGGTTCTCATTCCCTGCGGCAAGCGCTACGAAGATGATGGACGGCAAGACGCATCCTCACGTCACGAAGTCGATCAGGCTGAAGCAGGAGGAGCTAAGAGAGAAGTTTGCCATCACGCCTGAGAAGACCGGGTCGATGCTGTGGAACATCGCGGAGACGGCGTTTGATAGCGGCCACTACAACGCGGCAGTCAGTGCGGTGAAAGAGCTCAATCAATTGGGTGGACTAACGGTTCAGCGCACTCAGAATCTCAACATCAACGCCAACATCGACAGCATGAGCAAGGAAGACATCAAGTCACGGCTCAACGAACTGCTAGGCACTGACAGCAAGATTACAGATAAAGATTTTTGACAGCACAAATCCTGCGCATCGATGTGTAAAACCGCGTAGAGAGGCTCTCTCTCTACGCCCCGCCAGAATCCCGGAAAAACCTCAAAAAACCCTGTTTGCCATCGTTTTTACCGATTATTGGGCCGATTCGGTGACCCCTGTTGCCTATTCGTGTGTTCACACGGGTCACTTTGCGCCCTCAGCGGCCTGTATTGGCCTGTGTTGGACGCAATGGGACTAGTATTAGGGTCTCTATGGGGTCGGAAAACGACCTTCAGATCGCAATAGGGGGGACCCCCGCACCCCCCTGAATCGCGCGCGGCCGATGGCGTATAGCTATAGCTGAGTTTGGTACATTCAAAACTTAATTTTATTTGATGGATAAAAGGGACCCCGCACCCCCAGCGCTATGGTTTGGAGGGGTAGCGCTCTGGTTGTGGGGGTGGGGGTCGATTCTGCAAAAGACCAAGGGACCCCTATGGCCTAGAATTTTTCCTCAGATAGGATACTATCGCTAAATGGCAGATTCGCGAAATAAAGGGGCCGCTTTTGAGCGGGACATCGTAAAACGTCTCAATAATTTTTTTGAGGCGCAGGGTGTTGACGTCCATTGCAAGCGCAACCTTGATCAATATCAGGCCAAAAACCTTTGCGACATCACCATTCCCGGCTATGCGATCGAGTGTAAGGCCTACAAGGATGGTTGGTGGTTCCAAAAAGCGTGGTGGGAGCAGGTATGTACGGCCGCCGGTAATGACATTCCCGCCTTGGTTTGGAAGTTCAACAACAAACCTATTCGCGTGACGCTACCGATGAGTGTTTTTAGCCCATCCTATGCGGATTTAGAGGGCGTTTTTGTAATATCATTCGACGACTGGCTGGAGATGCTGGCCAAAGACTGGATTCCTAACCAAAAGGCCGCGTAATCATGCCTCGCATAACCAAAGCCATCATCAAAGCGTCGTTAAACCCCGAAAGGTTGTACTCCAAGGCCGAAGATGTCGCCTTGAAGATGAAGCAGTTGAAAAATATCGGCTCTGACGCGCGTAGGCACTTCATCAAGCAGGGCGTGACCAAAGAGGAGCTCGAAGAGCTTGGTTTAGCAGAGCTTTTTGAACAGCGACGGGTTACTCAGGACGAAATTCTTACCCGTATCGACGAAAACCGCATCGAATTCGAGGAAGAGATTGCGATTGGGGGCCGAGAGTCTGACGTAGACTTCGATGTTCAGCAAATGGAGATGGAAGAATACTTCGGCGGCGCCAGTGGCGTCGAAGCGGAGATGGATTTTGATCTCGAAGAGAACATCAAGGACTATTACTACACCGAATTCGTGGATCAGGCCGATGACACCCTCGATGAGCGAGAGCGAGCCCTCAAGAAGTGGTCACAAAACGAGCTAGATTTCGATGATTTGTCATCGTCGCTTCAAAACGAGCTTCGTCAGAACGCTTACGAAAATGTCTCGACAATGTACTACGATGACCCCGCGACAGTTGTCCAGCTTTACGTGGATGGTAGTCCTGTTGAGGGCTATCGGCTGGTTCAGGGCCCGTATGACAACGCATTTTTGCCTACGAATGACGCTTCGCCGTCATTACAACGCGAATTTGGTGTTGATCGTAATAACGCAACTTACGGCAGGCAGGATACTGACACTTCCGCCACAAGCGTCAACGAAGCCCAAGTCCGCCTATCACAACACGCACTTGAACAAGATGAGATGTCGCTCGCGGGTGATACCCGATGGTCCGACTACACCGTCGACGGTGGCGAAAATTATCGTGAGATCCGCTATCGGTTAGCGGGTCCTAAGAAGTTCAGGGAGGGAACGCACTTCCCTGACGATATCAATAACGTCTTTCATGCCCGAACCACCGACCGCGTGGATACGGACGGCAATAACGTCCTGTTTGTGGAAGAGTTGCAGAGCGATTGGGCCCAGCAGGGGCGTCGTGAAGGGTTTATGAGCCCTGAAACACTCGCAAAAGGCGAAGATCAGATTCGCGGCATCCTTGAGGTCAACGACATACCTCAGACACTGGCAAAGTTCCGTGACAATTACTCCGGTGCTGAAGTACCTAGCCTACTCGAAGATTTGTATGAGGCGTCTGCTACCAAGATTCCTTACCGCGAAAAGGTAGGCTTGTTATCGAAGTTTAATCGTCGATATCAACAGATCACCAATGCAGGCAGGCAAGAACGCTTCATCGACGAAATTGAAGGAAGACTGACTGACAAAGACGAGTATGACATTGCCGCCTTTGAGATACAGCAAGCCAATCAGCGTGTTGGAACCCCCGGCCTAGAGGGAACCTACAAAATGCCTGACCCAAACACCGAAAAGGGTCGGGCGGAAATAGACGTACTGGTAGATAAGCACCTGAAGAGTCAGTACAACCGCGTCCTTAATGGAGATGCACCGACACAAGCAGTCCAGCGGATAGCGTTCGAGATGGACTCAAGCGCCCGTAGCCCCGGAGAGGGTTTGCGCTCGTTAATGAATAACGCCGAAAAAGCGGCGCGAGCATCCTTAGACACAACGATAGAGTCGTATGGATTGCCTAGAAACTTCGTGCAAGTTCTCGAAGAATCGATGGACGTTGTTAGACCCGGCCTCCCATCAGATTTGCGAATCGAGGCCCAAAAACCCCAAGCCGCACCGTTTGTCCGCGACTCTAATGCTTGGAACAAGCTTGCCGTTAAGCGCCTTGTCACCATCGCGGCCGATGAAGGCTACGACAAAGTGATGTTTTCTCCTAGCGAGGTCCAGATCGACCGCTGGGGAGAAGAAGGACTGCGGGGCCAGTACGACGTCAATATCCCGAAAGCGATCAAGCAGGTTACTGGCTCCAAGCCCGGTCAGACAACGTTTAGGATTGATTACGGCGGCGAGACCATAACTGGCCCCTCGATCGACCTTAATCAAAAGACACCTACAGGCGAAACGGTAGCTGAGCGCGCAAAGACCGGCCAGACTATGTTCATGGCGCCCCTTGCGGCCGCAGGATTAGCCGGATTAGCCGCGCCGGAAATGGCTGAGGCCAGCGACGTGCCGATCAATGAGGGTATTGGTCAGCTACCGCGACGTTCTGGGGAAGAGCGTGGTGTTCTTGAGGAGGTGGGTGACTTCATGCGTTACGGGCCCGAGGTCGCGTATGACGCATTGAACGCAATGATCCTCCGCCCTGTTGCTGGATCGATAGGTGGAAGGACCGCTTACGACCTTGGCTTGGACCCCGAGACGGTGCGTGGTGCACAAGGTCGCTTAGAGTCGCTTGTCGACTACGAGGCCAGCCCCGGCGCCGAAGCCTATGGCCAGCGCATCATGGGTGGCATCGGTGATTTATTAGAGTCTGACACCGCTCAACGAGTCGCGCCCTACGTGCAACCCGCGCTAGAAGGCTTGGAAGCCGTATCCGAGGGAGTCACCGGCGGCATTCTTGGCTTGATAGAGCGTATCGAAAAAGGTCGTGGCCGTGAGGATGAAGATATTGATGCTCTGCTAGAGACTCAGCGCCCCGGCATCGAGGCGATTCAGCCTATTTAGCAATCCTGCGGATGTGGTGAGGTAGGTCTTCGAGGTCGAATTCGTTAAGCGCTGGATTCTCGATCTGAATGATCGAGGCCACCTCGTCTTGCCGGTAGCCTCCCATGAGCAAGCGCAGTATGCGCTCTTCAATCTCGTGGGTCACGCCGCCTCCTGAAGGCAGTCTTCTACAAACGGGTTGACCACTCTGGATCGTAAGATCCGGTAGATGTCCTGAAAACCGCGCCCGTGAGGCTTGCGGTAGGATTTCTTGAGCCAGCGGGTGTAGGGCCCGTAGCGGTACTGAACATGGTGCGCTACCTCGTGGGCTACGATAACAGCGATGCCCTGCTCTTGATCGAAGATCGTGATGTCTCCAATGACAGGGTCGCTGGCGTAAGCCTTGTACTCCCCGAAGCGCTCCCGCTTGCCGCGAATCTCGGCGTCCCGTACATCGATGGTGATCTGGTTGCGGCCACCGTTGCTTCGCTGGTTGCGCGCCTTGATGTTGACCATGAGGGTCGCCTGAAGTGAAGCGACTGTCTGAGGCCGCAGGTGAAAGTCCACCAACTCGTGCTCCTTCTTCGCGAGCTCTCTCAAGCATCGCTTGGTCCACTTGATAACGAGGTCGCGCTCAGCGGTGGTGACGTTAGGTCCCTTGTGAGATCTCATGATTGCTCCTTGGGGCTGTTAGCCAGCCCACTTTTTGTTGAGGAATTCTGCGAGCGTTAAGCCGCAGGTTTCGACGTCACGCTGAAAGCGGGCTACCCGCGCCATGTCGTGGTCGCTCTGGTTGCCTGCCCAGTGATCAAGCAACACGTAAGCCACCTCTGGCTTATCGAGCATATAGCGCACCTTTTTGTGGCCATGCTGTTTGTGGAAACCAATTTGCATACCATGCCCTCCATTGGCATCAGCGATCAGGCCCATCCCGATCACAGTTCCTATTATACACACTTATACACTTATGTATACATCGACACGCTATTAGTTTTGGTACTTTGCCACAAAAAATAACTTTATACAAAGACTTGCACATCGACACGGCCTGTGCAACCATCCGCATTGTTCCACATGGAACATCAACCACTAGGAGGGAGCTGTGAAAATAGAAATAACCACGGAGCAGGCTGACCTGCTCCTTCTTGAGCTGAGTGCCTTGATACAGGACTTCAATCATCCGAAGGAGACGATCGAGCAGATCTTGAAGATTCGTCAGCAGATTGCTCAGGCGATAGTCTCGGATAAGGAGGCTGTCCGTGCTTAACGCTCAGGAGAAAAAGCGCTACTACAACCGGGTGCGCCGCACCTGCAAACTGCATGGCTTGGACATTGTTTATGATGGTGTACCCAAGTTT